ATTAAAAACTAGGGAGTTAGCCCCCCTAGTCTATTATTATTCTACTATGCTACTCCGGCTTTGTAATAAACGATTTCAGAACCAATTCCGTAATTTACACAACCCGTCATTCTCATAATGATGCGTACATTTTTAGAACCGTCGATATCCGCCATATCCAATACCTTAACTTCGTTTTGGTCTGAAGTTAAACCGCAACCAAACCATAAGTTGTCTTTTTCTGCCACAAACATTGTGTTTGAAGGTAAACCTTGCGCTACAAAAATTTGAATTCCGTCAAAAGATAGAGTTCCGTCTGTTCTCCAAGTAGTACCTTTTCCTTCGATACCATTAGCGCCTAAACCATTTGCACCAAAACCTCCTAAAGATTGAACATAAGCCCTAGCTACGTTATTAGAAACAAACATACGTAAGCTTTCAGAACCGTAAATTCTATCCGGTACTAAATCAGTTGCTTTTCTCATTTCATCGATAACGTTCGCCGCATTAACTGCTGCTGCCGTTCCGGTTGCCGGAATAACTGTTCCGTCTGCTTCTGCTAATTTTACAAAACCGTCAAATTCTCCCGTAGAACCGTCTCCTTGCCAAATTGATACCTCAATTTCTTCTGCTACTTTCTCTACAACGTGCGCTAATAAAAAGTCTGCAAAAGATTTAGGTAAGCTATCGTGAGAACTCATTCCCATAGAAATCGCGTCCCAATCCGATTGGTAGTCTGTCTTACAAATTTCTAAGTTTACTTGAATTTCTTTCGGCGTTAAATAACGTTCCGTTTGAGTCAAAGAAGAAGAAGGCGAAAAGTCGCAAGTAGAATCTGCTAAAAGCGTTCCGCTTACCAATTTCTTGATAACCTCTTTGTATTTGATGTTTGATTTTACCTCTATTCCGTCGTTCGCAATAGTAACCCCTGAGAATAAAGCCGTAGAAATATATTTTCCTTGGAACTCTCCGGCGTAAGTAGTTGTAATTGAATTAGTTGTTGCCATAATTATCTATTTTTTTTAGTTAAATAAAGAGTCCCAAACTCTAGATTTTGTTGATTGAGATTTGTTAATTTTAAATGTTTTATTTTCTTTTTTTGTTACTTTTTCTGCGCTATGTACTAAAGCCGGTGTTTCTGCAAGTTCTACTACTTCCTCTACCACTTCCGGTACTGCTGAAAGTTCTGTAATTTTTGCGTCCTTCTCTGCTATTAAGTCTTCTAGCTTTTTGATTTCTGCTAAGTGTGTTTCTTTCGTTACACTCTCAATAATTTTTTTAGGTGTTTGTGCCGGTGCTTCAGTACTAGCTTCAACTTCTGCTTCCGGTTCTGCCGGTGCTTCTTCCGGTGCTTCTTCCGGTGTTTGGTCGCTTACCGAAATAATAACTCCGTTTGCGTCTACTTCTAAGTTAGAACCATTTTCTAAAATATAACTACCCTCCGGTAATGCAACTTTAGAATCTGCGGTAACTACGAAGATTTCATTCCCCGACTCAAAAGCTTCAGCTTCTACTACAGTTTCCCCGTCTTCAAGCTTCATAGCTTCAAGTTTAAGTAAACCAAGTAAAACTTTGATTTGAGTTAATACATTTTTTTCTTTCATAAAATTATAATTATAATTATTTTCTATACTATAAAAACTTATTTAAGTTTATTTTGTTGTATTTGTTTAATATCTAATACTATTCCTCCAATACCTATTACCGTTTTTCTAGCGTCTCCCATAAATCTTGGATATTTTAAAACCCTTCCTTCAAAGGTAACACCGTTTCCTCCTTCCCAAGTTTCCGTGAATTGTACCGAAGTCTTTTTACGCATAACTTCTTTGTCGTGCGCTTGAAATTGTTTACTTACTTTTTTACTCCATACATTAGAATCTGTAAAACCTATATAGTCTTCTGAAGTTTTATTCATTGGGTGTAGTATAGACCGTTCGTATTCCTCGTTAACAAATAACATTACGCCTTGCGTGTCCTTAAGCCAAATAGGCACCGGTACGTCTGCGTTTGCGCTTTCAAAAATCATTAATTGATTTCTTAGGTTTGAAATTTCCTTATCACTTGCTAAGAGACTAATATTGGTTTTATTTAGGTTTAGTTGTATGGTAACAACTTCTTGTCTTAAAGAGTCTACCTCTTTTTTATAACCTTCCATTAAACCTTTATACTCGTTTACGATAGAAATAAACTCCGACTCGTCTTGCTTCCTAGTTCCAAGCTTAAAAGATAAAAAGGCACCTAAACCCGTTCCTACAACCGCACTAATTAAGGCGGTTGCTAATGTCATTAAACTCATATCTTACCTTTCTGTTATTGTCCAAGTTGAGTCTACTTCTAGCGTGCAATTATCATTATCTAATAAGTTCGCTATTTGCCAAAAAACAACATCGTTTTGGTTTAGTGTTACGGGTGCTGAACCCGTCCAAATACCAACATCTCTACCTCCTTGAAAATTATTTACAGTTCTAACTTGTGTAACTTCTACCGTTACATTGGCTAAAGAATCTATTTTGATTAAAAACAATTCGTAATTATCGTTGTCTTTTCCGTCAATTAATAAGTCCCAATTAACCAAGAAATCCGTCGGATTAGTGCCTATGTGTCTCAGCTGACCGTTTGCCGGTGTGTCGAAGTGTTGTAGGTCTTTAGGACTAAAAGTCCCGTTCAAATCTACTGCCTCGCCTTGGTTTACTATAACCGTTTCAACTGCTACATCATTATTCAAGGAACCACCGATAAAAGTATTTTTAATGCCTATGTTGTTATCCCAATCACAAGCTAAATCAGAAGCTTCTAAATTGCTGAATATATTAGCGTCGTTAGGGTTAAAACCGCCGTCTCTTGTAAAAATAGCGCCTTTAAGTTGTACTGTACTAGGATTTGGAAAGTTAACCGGTCTAAAATCAGAAAATGGTGCTAGGGTTGGTAAGTCGCAATTTATATCTGTTAAGAATCTTGATTTCATTTCGAATAGTATACCCTCTTTGAATAATGGTGCCGTCATAGTACCCGCTAAACTTCTAACTATTGAAGTCGTAATTCTATATCCACCACGCCAAACCCCGTGCAAAGTTAAACTAGGAGAACCACCAAAACGTCCCGTTCCTTCTTCTAAACCTTGTCTGTAATTATAAATATCCCCTAAAGAAGTACAATCGATATAGTTTATTCTTGCAAATTCAAAAGCATTAAATCCGGTTGCATCGTATAATTCGTAAACTTTACTGCCAAATCCCGTAACAGAAATATAGAAGTCCGCCCCTAAAACGTTTCCGGAACCGATTAAAAGCGTTTCAGACACAAACATAGTGTAGCTATCCTCTGAAGAAATTAAACCGCTTATATCGAAGCTTAGACCCGCAATAGTTATTCCCGTAGTTGGTACTGTTATTTGGGTAGTTCCTAAATCGATTATTCCGTCTAAAAAGTATTGTTTGCTTGAATCAATAACGCCACCTAGTGTTGTATCCTTGTTTGCTTGTGTAACAATTATTCTGTTATCTAATTCTAGGGACTCGTTTATGCCTTCCCCAACCCAAGAAGAACCGTTCCAATATTCATTCTGTCCGGTATCTGTATTAAAGATAACTTCCCCTTCGTTTACTTGGATTGTGTTTCTGTTTACGGTAGTCATTCTATCCGGTCGTACGCTAATAGATGTGCTTTTTAGTTCTCTTGCCATTGTTTTATTCTTTATACTATTCCTTTATTATATTATATATATACGCTAAACCTTGCTAACCCTTACTACTACTGCGTTTGACCGTTACATTTTTGGACTCAAAACAATTCTCAGTCATTTTAAGAAACATTTAACGAGAAAATGCCTACACTCTAAACCCCCGCTATAATTGATTTTATCTTTTCTATTAAAATATCGTCTTCTGTCTTTTCTTCTGCTAATTCTTGCTTTTTTGAGTCTGTAAAATACCCTTCTATACTAAAGCCTTTTACGGTTCCTTCCTTAACATATTTATTCCAAATTTCGTCATTGTCAACTTTCATAGATACGAACCAAGTACCCACCGGTAAGTCCATACCATACATTACTGATTTATCGTTTGTCTCGTGTAATTTTATCCAAGTTTCTACAACCGTAACGCCTTCCACTTTTTCTTTGTGGTCTTTTGTTATGTTGCCTTGATTTTTCTTTTTAGCGTAGTCTTGAGAAGTTGCTTCTATTGTGTCTGCCGAAAAGAATATATAATAAGGGTTGCCGTCCTTATCTTTGCGTAATATTTTTCTGTCCGGTACTAAAACCGCACCTAATATAATTCGTTTTTCTTTGTCTATTTCTTTTAAGAGAATTGGTTCTTCGCTTAATGCAATCCAATCTTCATTAATTGCCGGTCTATCTACGAGACTTATAGCCTCTACCCCATATTTTAAATCCTCTCCTAAAAGCATTTCTATTATATTCATAGTCTCAAGTGTTTGTATTATAAAAACAAATTTTTAATTTTTTTGTTGTAAAAGTTTGGTAGTTCTAAAATAAGTATTATATTTGCCTTGTTGCAACGAAGCAACGAAACTTAAATTTTTAAATTATGTCTATTATTTCTAAAACATTAAAAGCTTCTCAAATAGTAAAAAAATACTTTACTGAAGAAACATTCTACAACGTTTCAATCGATACTGATAGGATAGGTCTTCAAGGCGAAAATACTTGCAAGGCAATGGAAGGAATTTGTAAAATGTCTAAAGAAAGAGACGTTGTTATAAACCAACACGGTCACACTATAATAACATTAACGTTCGAAGAAGATTTTTTTAGATTTGTACTAACTTCTAAATACTAAAAGTTAAGCCGGTTAAACTCTAAGTCTAGCCGGCTTTCTCTTTTAAATTACTTCCGCACCTCCTCTTATTGTATTGTCTAATTCTTGTTGCGTACTTATATCTGTACTTGTAACGTAAGCCTTTATAGGTTTCTTTTCTTGTCCACCTATAGCTTCAGCTAGTTGGTTTGTTCCGCTACTCCCTACTATATTAAAGTCCGGTACTTTTGGCGCTTGAATAGAAGGTGCTGAACCTCCACCCGCACCTCCACCTCCGCCTCCGGTTCCCGCCGGTAGCTTTTGAGACTTAATAGACTTAACCGCTTTCAATCCACTTGCTAGAATCGTTCCCGCTGAAGTTATTTTTTGAATCGTTCCGAATGGTTCCGGTAAAGTAGTTTCGTTCTTAAACACTTGCGTGATACCTTGATAAGTATTCATAGTAGCTTGTGCTATTGCCGAAGCTTTTCCTAGTTTTGAATTCTTGCCTAAGATACCCGCTATAGCCCCGAAGGTGTCTCCTACGATAGCTAATTTTTGTTGTTGCAATATTTCTTCGTCTCGTTTCTTAACTTTCCCTTCTGCTTTTTCTAACTCAGTTGTTTTCGTTGCATAATATCCGATTATCTTAGACTTTTCTTCTTCAGCTTGTTTATATAAAATATTTTCCTTATCTAAACCTTCTTGAACTTTTGCTAGTCTCGCTAATTCTCTTTCTTCTGCTAGTGCTAGTTTGTCCATTTCAGAAACCGCTTCCTCGTTTTCTTTTCTTATTTTAAATTCATTTTGTAAAGCCGTTAAACTCTCTAGCTTTAATTTCTCAAAAGCTAAATCGTCTGCTAATTCTTTAGCCTTTGCGTCTGCTATAATTTTAGCGTCCGCTTCTGCCTTCGCTTTTATCTCATTATTTTTAGCTATTTCTTCATTCTTTAAACCTATTATTTGCGAAGTAACTTCTTTCGCTTTTGTAAGTCTTGCCGTCTCTAATCGTATAGCTTCTGCTTGTAACTGCGCTTCTTCCTCAAAGTCTTCTTTCTTAGAAAGTCCTAAAGCGTTTTCTTGTTGCTTCGCTTTTAGTCTTAAATTCGCAACCGCTATTTCTTTGTTGGTAATTTCTTCTTCAAGTTTACCGGCTTCTTGTAAAAATCCTATTCTTTGTTCTAGGTTATATTCTTCTTTGTTAACTGCCTTCTCTAAAAGGTCTGCACGGTCTCGGTCTGCTTTTGCACGTTCTACGATTAATTTCCTACTAAGCTTGTCCGCTTTCGCCCTTGCGTCTGCTATAGCGCCCGCCTTGTTGCCTTCCTCTACTGTTTCCTTTACGAAATCATTTACTGCTTTTCTAGCCCTTTCTAGTGCGGGCGTTATGTTGTCGAATACCTTTACTACCTTCAATAAAGAGTCTGATGCAACCTTTCCGGCTTCCGCAAACTTTCCCTTAAAAACTAATTCCATAGCTTTTCCTAAGTTTGGTATAAGTTGCATAATCACTTCTATTCTGTCCGTGATATTCTGCTTTACATACTCCCCAAATTCCTTTATGTATTTTTTAGGACTTGTTACAAAGTTAATTAAAGCGGTTCCTAAGTCTGCTAATAAATCTAAAAGGTTGTCCACTACGGCACCCATTATAGCCAATCCTTTTGTAAGTTTATTCTGACCTTCTTCAGACCGTTTAAAAGATTGTATTAATGACGTTATCAAAATGACAAGTGCGCCAATACCGGTTCCTATTACTGCTAATCTTAGTAGATTAAAGCCTTTAGTAACGGTTGTAATAGAACCTCTTAAAGCATTAAATTTAGTAATTGCGCCACCCGAAGCTTCGTCTAGCTTTCCGCTTAGTTCCGAACTTGCTTCTTTAGTCTTTTTAATTTCCTCTTTTACCCCTTTTATCTCTGCTTTTAAAGCTTTCGCCTCTTTTTTAGATTTAGCGGTCTTAAGTTTTAGTTCTAGAATTTCAACTTGCATAATATAGCCCTTTTTATTTGTTTAAAAATCTCTTTCCTTCCTTCCGGTAGCTTGTTTTTACCCTTCGCAAACTCTATATTTTCAGTTTCTGCGTGATAATCAAACATATTTAGTAATTCTTTTGGTATCATTTTACACTTTTGTTATTAAATCTAAACTAGAAACACGGTCTTTTAGGTTTGTTTTAACTGAATTTATCAAAAATTGTTGGTTTCCTATTATAAAAACATCATTTAACTTATAATTCAATAGTATATTT